CGCCTGCACATTTCCGTGGATGCAAGCTCATCTATGGAATCAATAACAAAGTGGGTGCCCACCATGACCTGTTTAACGGCTATCTGCGTGGCTGCTTCAATGGTTGACAATCTTTTTGTGTCAGTATCATTCCGTTGCACTCACCGTTTATCAGATGGCACAGAACTTCCGTATGTGGTTTTGGCCTATGATTCTGAGCACGACAAGATTTCCAAGGTTCGTCAGTTGTTTCCGTTTTTGACCCCCTATGGTTGCACTCCCGAGGGGTTGGCGTTTGAAGCTATCATGGATAATTTCATCGTTGGCAAGAAAACGGATGAACAAGACCACTATTTCTTGAATATTTCTGATGGCGAGCCGTATTACATGTTGCGGCCCACCAACGACAAATACAAATCCCCATTCGACTACAGCGATGATGTCGCGGTTCGTCACACGAAACGACAAATAGAAAAAATCCGAAGTCAGGGTGTAAAAGTTTTGAGTTATTTTATTCGGTCGAACGACATATCGTTTCTTGGTCTGCCGATGAACGTGCCTATGAGTCATACCGACGATTTACGACACCAGTTCGAAATAATGTATGGGAAAGATGCCCAATTCATTGATGTGACAAGTGTTTTCGAGATAGCCAAAACAATCAACCGACTTTTTCTATATGGAGAATGAGAATCGGATGTTGACAAATCAGAAAAAGTGTGGTAGCATTTATATTTGTGGGAGGAAGAACAACATAGAATGAACCTTATGACAGACAAGAAAACTACGAGAAAGAATAAGACAAAACAAATCGTAAACTGGCCATCTAAAGACGGGCATTTTACAATACCGGATTTAGTATCTCTGAATCCTCATATGCTCACATCGGCTACACCGCCCTCGGACATAACCCTGCGGGTCCGCCTGAGTAAGGCGATTGCCGAAGACCATATTATTGTGGAAATAGGAAGCAAGAACATGAACAAGGGCCGCCCAATCAAGGTGTTCGCTTTTACGCCGGTTAACCCAAAGGTTCTCGACAAGGCGAAAGCGAATGGAGTCATATTGAATTCAAATCCTGTTCCAGTCATTCAAATCAATCCTCCAACATCCGTGACTTTGTTATCATCCACACCAGCACCAGTAACCAACATAACCACGCCAGCAGTAAAGGCGTAATAAAACTGTGCCCACAAACCTCAAGGCTAAACCTTCGTCGTTGCCGGCTAGTATCACAACAAAGATACACGGCATCTTTAATACGGAAGAAATGAAGTTGGTGAAGGTTAGCCTCGACGAAACGGAGATTCAGATGGATATGTTACTATCAGGGGATAGGGAGAACTTGTCAGAATGTGTAATGAATGTCACCCTTACACTTTGACAGTAGCCGGCTCTATCTTTTCCTTTTTCGGGCTGTAGAACATTTTTTTCTTGAATGAAACTTTGTCGGCAATGTCGCGTTTGTAGTAGATGACGGTTACGGATTTGTGGAGCGTTCTGGTCATAGCATCCACCAAGTTCCGGCTGCCCCACGCAATGGGCATATCCAATTCGTCATCAAACAAAGCGAATTCAGAAGGAGACTTTTCAAAGTAATGATACAACGCTGCTTTTGGGTTGATTTTTTTCAATTGCATAATGTGTCCTATAAATATGAGTGAAGACCTATCATTAGCGTTTTTCGGTGAAATCGAATTTGATTTTGAGACCGAAAAGAAGAAACTTGTTGACAACCTAAACTGGTATAAGTCAATGACCGTTGAAGAATTCACTTTTAGAAAGAAATGGGAAGAACTTCAAGATGTTGACATTCCTGAGTATGGAGTCACCAAGTATAAGATATGGACTCCCACCGACTTACACAACGAAGAATTGACTGTTAAAGAAATCCACGGCCTACAACCCCGCGTCGTGGTCGTGGGCACCACGGAAGACAAAACCTGGAATACTCTAAGAAGATATTGTCACTCAGCGGAACATCATAACACGCCCGGCAGGTTCGTGAAATTTCTGTTGGTAGATGATGTATCAGAAAAGATTTTGGGGTTTGCTTCTATTGCCTCCGAAATGCCGGCTTTGAGAGAACGAGACGAACTAATTGGAGTCAAGAAAGAAGTGTGGATGGCCAAGGACGGTGAAGGAACAAACAACCATTCTGTTCAATGCCCGTGCATCGCCGCTACCCAACCATTCGGTAGCAATTTCCTTGGGGGCAAACTCATGGCTACCATGCTGACGACTTCTGTTGTTCGTGACAGCTATTTTAAGAAATACGAAGATATCCTTGTGGGAATGACCACAACGAGCCTTTATGGTGCGGAATCCATGTATAACGGCATAAAGTGGTGGAAGGGTGTTGGAATAAGCGCCGGAAAAATCTATCTCCAGCCGTCTCATGAAATTTATGACCGGTGGCATGCTTGGTTGCAAAAAAATCGGAAATCAGAATATCTCAAAAAAATGACTCAAAAGGAGGGTATATCCGGCCCTGTGACATCCGCTAAGATGCGAGTCATAAACATGATTTTCAAAGAAATAGGTGTTAAATCCTCAATTTACCATCACGGATATCAGAGGGGATGTTACTATTCGTGTTTCTATGAAAATGGGTTTGAGTTCCTTCGTGGAGAAATTGATGAACCTAAGTTGATAATGAAACCTTTGTTTCAATTGGATGTTCAAGCCGTATTGGAATGGTGGAAACCAAAGGCTATTAAACGATACTTGAAATTGAAGGCCGAAAACCGTTTGAATGGAGAGAAGTTGTTTTACAACGATGTTAAAGGAATGACTTATGAAAAAGCGAAAGAAAAGTTCTTTGGTGCCGTGGGCCGTTGATAGTCGGTCCTTAATACGATGGGCTCAAAAAGGATTGCCAGCAAGATATAAGAACAAAACGATGTATCTTAACGGTGTAAATCCATGCTCCTTGAAGGCCAGTAAAGAAATGAAGTGCGGCGAAAATATTGTTGCTTTGTTTGACCATTCTACCAGCCCGGCCACTATTTATGTGACGCACATGGATAACATAGACCTACTCATTTAGTGTTCGTATAAACCATTCAATCGTATGGGTAAAACATACAAACGGGGCACTCGTTGGAAAAAAGACCGGCGAGACTCAAACTTCAAGAAAAGCAACAAATTCAAACATTGGGCGGGTGACACCGACCATAGGCACCGTCCGATTCCTTCTGATAGTGTTCCGTTGGACATTTTGGGAGACCCTCCACAAGACGCATGAACCTCATACTGCTTTTACTGGTTAGTATTTTGATTGTTGACTCCATGTGGGACAGAACAATTCTTCGGAAAATAAAAAAACGCCAAGTTCGTTGTGATTCGGATATTAGTTCTTTACTTTTGAATCAAACTATGTTACTATCTATCCTCAAAGAATTGAACCATAAGTTACGAACCTATGAGCGACAAGCCAAAAAGAACTCGAAAGTCCTCTTCCGTAAAATCGGCAGACCAGACGAACGAGAAACAAAAGGGACTGACGCTGTTTGACCATATCAAACACATTCAGAAAGTTCAAGCCCCGGACTATTTCAAATCGCTTACCGAGTTGGACTTAAAAACATTTAACCATTTCATGATTCTTCGTGGGTTGTCTATGAACCCGGAGTTGTTGGATGATATCTCGACCTTCTACAAGTATTTTGACAAGATACCATCGCCACAGTTCTACCAACTACTTATCTCTTTAATTCCAGCAGACCACCCCAAAGCGTTTTATCCTTGGGTTAAGGCCAAAAAGAAACACAAGTTCAGCAAAGGCCTTATCGAATTGGTCATGAGAAAGTTTGAAGTTTCCTCGCCCGAGGCGATTGATTATGTCAACATTTTCTCCATGACAGAAGCAGGGAAAAAGGAACTCTTCGATATTTGTCAGGGGTTCGGTCTAACGGACAAAGAGGTAGAAAGCCTCATGTCCGATGATGACGAATGATATAACAACAAAAGTGATTGGCGTAGCTGGGTTCGCCCGTTCAGGTAAAGACACCTTCGTAAAGGTGGCTACCAACATCCTCTTGAACAATGGTTACTCTGTAACCAAACTCGCGTTTGCAGATGACCTCAAGAATGATATAGACGACTGGTTAAAAGACAAATACGGAATCAGTGCGTGGACGAATAATCTTGAAGAGAAAAACCTCATTCGTCCGTTTCTTGTTGCTCATGGTTGTGGAAAACGTACCCAAACCCAAGGAAAGTATTGGGTTGATAAAATCAACAGACGAATAGAATTGAGTATTCAATCCCCAATTAAAAATCATGTCTTTTTTGTTAGTGATGTTCGATTCCCAAATGAAGCCAAATGGGTTCACGAATCGTGGAATGGGTGGTTGGTTCATTTGAAGAAATACATATTATCGGATTTACATGCGTTTGATGGCAGTTCCTATTTTGGAACTAAATTATATGATTTCGCTCCAAACGAAGAAGAAGCCAAAAACGACCCGTTGGTTGAGGGTCAAGCTGACTTCAAATTGGAGTTGGAAAATGTCATTGAAAAAGAAAAACGAAACGGCAATATAATTACCGTGGACAGCTTAGTGGACAGTAGTTATCTCATTGACGAGATAACAAAATGCCTGCATCATTGTCCATTTTTGACTTTAGCCAAACCGTAAAAACTGCGGTGTTTTTGGAGGAATGTAATGGGCCGTCGCAGAACAAGATTTTCAGAGACACGATTGACAAATATCATTCGTATGTCAAATACACCGACTCCCCCACCCGCAATATTCGGTGGTTGGTTTACGAAACTGTTCTCGGACGGCTTATTGGGGCTATTGGAGTGTCTAGCGCTACTATTGCAATTTCTTGCCGAGATTCTTTCATAGGTTGGGACAAAGAAACCAGAATGAGGAACTTGGGAATGGTTGCCAATAATAGTCGTTGTTGCTTTATCCAAGAAAACATTTCTATCAAAAACGCCGGCAGTCAAGTGTTGAAACAATTGGCACAGGTTGGAGCGAAGCGTTGGAAAGAAAAGTATGGACAGTCGTTGGTTCTGTTAGAAACATATGTTCAGCCCGATAGGAGCGAAGAGTATAATGGTTCTAAAACGAGGAATGGAGCAATCTACCGAGCCTCAAACTGGATAGAAGTTGGGATGACTTCCGGTAACTCCATTCGTAAAGGCCCATTGGGGTTGTGGAAGAAAGAAACGGGTTCGAGAGGCGAGTTAGCGAGAACGAATCCCAAAGCCGCTTTGGAGAAGTATGGATACGATGAAGGAAAGGAATACATTGTTACCAAGTCTCCGGTCAAAATCATGTTTGTAAAACCGTTGGTTTGGAATTGGAAGGAGTTGTTAAACAAATGAAACTTGGAGAACTCAAAAAATCATTAAATCGGTTCAGTGGCGACATGGATGATTGTGATGTCATTTTCAATGTCATGGTTAACGGTGAACCTGACTTTGATTACATGGCGTTTGTAGCCTACGCAAACATACCGCCAGATGAAATGTGTATCGTTCTTGGTTCTCATGGGGTAGCCATCCATAAAATGAAAACCGGAACACTTTGTTACCGAGATGGTTCTAAACCCAATGATGTAGGATTTGACCTTAGCGATTCAAAGTGACAATGGGTTGGTTGTCAATACAGAGGGAAAAGATTGGGTCGCCAGTTTTTGATAACAGAACCGTCTTATATTGGTGTGCTTTGGAGGCAAAGGCAAGGTAGAGGGCTCGACACTGGTTCTGTTTAGCTGTATGAGCCTGAACTGGGTCACACGCACACATTCTCCCATATTCATCAATACAAATCACCACAGCCGCCGCCTCGGATGCCATTCCCATAAGTTGATGGGATTTTACGAAAGCGGCAAACTCACCGGCGTTGTTTATTCTCATATATCCAAGAGTTTGACTGTTCCGCCGTAGATAATCAACGAGAAAATACAAACAACCGGAATCAGAATTATTTGCCAAATCACGACACAATGAATGATTGATAACCAAACCGCTAAACAGATGGGACAGGTTATCAATTTGATGAAGAAGTTATCATGTTTCATTCTCAAGTAATGGGGGTATGTTAGAGGATACTCTTCCGTCTTTTTTCTATCCCAATAGTCAGTATGCTTTTTTCCTCCGAAGCTCAGCAAGTCGGTCCATTCCACGATGGCATCGGTCTTAAACCATATGAGCAATATGAGTGCTACTAAACATGACAATACTGTTAACATATCAATACATATCAAAGTTGTTTTTTGGTATCTTCAAAGATACGAAATAGTTCGTTCAATGCAAATGGGTCGCTGGAATCTATGGGCCGAGTTTTGCCGGCGTAGTATGAAGTGTTGTTGATAAGAGACGACTCTTTCGTTTCCAACCCACGGATTTCCAATTTGAAGATGTCGTGTTCCATCGTTCCAACCTCTCCGCTATCTGCCAACACTTTTGGGAGTTGAGAAACAAACTTGAACCTATCCATCGTCAGTTGTGAACCATCAAACGAAACAATGACCTGATTTGTCCGAGGGTCGGTGAGTTTCTTGACTCGTTGTGTTAAGTCAAACGGAGTGCCCGGTTGAACATTTTTGATAAACTCGTCGGTATTAGCATTACAGTAAATAGTGGAACACCACGGTTCAAACATTCCCAAAATCTGTTGAGAACAGTTTGTTATGACCAATCCAACGTCATAAAGATGTGGTATGACCGGAAAACACCATTCGTCGTTCTCAATCCAGCTTCCCCACTTACGAATGAAGTGCATCATATTCTTGGCACAACAAATCTTGTAAAAATGGTCGTCTTTTTGAATCTGTTCTGTCCATCTGTGACCTCTACAAGTGAAATGGTAAACGAAAGCGTCTCGACTCTGTTTGATGCCATATCCAGCCAAGATGAACCGCTGAAAAATATCGCTGTCTTCATACGGGAACGGAGCAAAAAATTTGTCATGACCACCGATGGCTAGAAAGTCGGCTTTATACATCATCCACGGAGCGAAGATACCTCTTGTTACGATATCTTTATTCGTCGTTTCCTGCTGTGTGTTCTTTACAAACGACTCAAACTCGTCTCCACGGAAGTCTTTGGCGTAAACACCAAAGTCTTTGACAATTTTTTCGTTTCCGGGCGGATGTAAAGGCGGTTCAATTCGCGTTGCCGCCACAACCCCTTGTGGTTTAAGGTGTTTCAACAGATTTTCAACATAACCCGGTCCACACACCATATCAGCGTGGAAAATCGTAAATATCTCTGTATCAGATAGTTCCACACCTTTATCGTAAAGAATCGTGTGTCCAATTTGTCGTTCGGAGTTTTTGTAATAGATGGTGTTTTCGTTGTGCTGAGAATTAGCCCATTCTTCTGTTCCATCTGTGGAGTTATCATCAAGAATGATGATTGGAAACTGTGGGTAGTATTTACGAATACTATTGTAAGCTAATTTGAGATATGGAAGGTTATTCCGTGTCGGAATGATGAAACTTACATTCATATCAATATTTTTCCTTGTTAAAGTGAGGATTGTTTGCGGCGTAGTTTACCCCGAGAGTGTCGGATGTAACATTGTATTCTCGTTTTTGTATGTAAACTTGCCATCCCATTCCCAAAATATCGTAGTGTGTTTGATACCCATTCAAAAACGCATTTATTCCTGTTTTCGGTTGGTCTTCTGGGTGTCCTGCCAAGTTCCACGCATAGTCATCAAAAACCATCACTCCATGCGGTTTGAGAAGTCTCCACGACAATACAGCATCTTCCAACACATGTTTTGCGAAGTGAGAGCCGTCAACATAAATGAGGTCGGCTATAGGGGCTTTGTGTTCATGCCAAAGTTCTGTCAAAACATCTGCGGATGCTCCCAGATGGAACTTCACATTTTTGTATGGAGAAAGATTGTTTTTCAGATACTCCGATTCGTTAATGTCTATGCAATGAAGCGTGTCTTGGGGATTGGTAAGGAGTGTTTCCAACAACCAAACAGAACATCCACCGTAAAGAACTCCAATTTCTATTGCTGTTATCCCCCAATTTCCATTTTTGTTTCCTTTAATCTGTGAAACCAACTGGTTCCACATATCAAAGTGGTTGGCGAAAAAGTTCGATTCTCCTTCCGGAAATTTGCAGTGAGATGGGTATATGAAACTCATGGGTCATTTCATATACAAATTTTTTGTTTGGCCGTCTCAAGGTCAATGTTCGGTGGATAGGTAACAAACTGATGTTGGTTGCGAACTGGCCAAAATCCCCACTTCTCAAAAAATCTCTGTGCCCCTCGTTGTTCATACATCTTGGACCGTTCCGACCTAATAATTTCATCAGTTGGGAAATTACTCTTGTCTGAACGACTGCCAAAGTGGAATACAACTGAATTGGAAGTCATCACGAATTTGAACCCCGCTAATTGCATACGAATGAATAAGTCGGTGTCTTCCCAATAAGCCGGAGCAAAAATTGGGTCATTTCCACCAATCCAATCCCAATCCTCTTTACGAATCAATCCTGATACACCCTCTCCCTTTTCTACTTCCACATTTGGATTTAAGAGTGTGAATTGACTGGCATAGTCAATGAAATATTGTTCTTGGAAATCGTCATATTTGTAACCAAACTCTTCATACGGAAATACCAAAGTTCCGGGTCTTGATTGTTCTTTGAATAAGTTTGGCTGAAATCTTTGGCTCGACACCCAAAGAGGAATGTTCGGTCTTGAACTGACTGGTGGTTCTTTATACTTTTCAAATACTCTAAGACAATTCAAATCCCAATCCTTTGATACGAACATATCCGCGTGGAGAAACATGATAAACTCAGTGTTAACGAGCGCAGCCGTTCGGTTCATGCCGCCGCCGATTCCCCAAGTTCTTTCTTCGGTGTTATGTTCGATGATGTTGGTCAGATTGTATTTTTCCTTGTTCTGAACCATCCATTCTTGTGTTCCATCGATGCAATTTTCTGCAAACACGACCAACGGAGCTTCCTTAAAGTGTGAGTATTTGCGAACGGAATGAACCGCCAACTTGAGATAATTCAAGTTGTTGCAACAACTGATGCAGAATGTTATTGGAGAATTCATATCGGTTTTAGGTATGTTTCCCTTGGTTGAAATTGCCAACCTCTTGGCATGTGAAACCAATGGGGTAAAACTCTGACATCGGTATAGCGACACACGGCGTCTAATACTCCAGTTTGAAACCCCAAGCATACTTTGGCTTTTGAATACAAGTTTAGCTGTTGTCTTATGTTCGGATTTTTCTCTATGATGTTCACCGCTCTATTGTAGTTGAAAATGGTTGTTTTGTCAAAATATAAAAACGGCAAGTCTTTGAATTTATCCAGTTCGGCTTGAAGTGTTCTGCGAGTTTCTTCTGTATCCCAGAACCTATTACTCAAAACAAATACGCCATAGTCCTTCCCAATTTCCACCTTGTAATTGTCGTTTTTATCAAAATACAGTTCGGGAGCGATGTCATCCGGAGTAGTTTCAACATTGAAAAATCGGCAAATTTGTTCTACAATGGGTTCGTCAAGTTTATTCGGGTCGTAGATGACATCGTGGTTTGTGATAACTGTTCCTTCAAAATCTTCCAAATCCAAGTATCCATCCACATAGGGATTGTTTCTGAACGATACCTCAACATTCGTGAACGGGTCATTCCAACTATTCCATTGGTCTTTCATACCTCCAAACAGCCGCACTAGGGATTTGTAAGACAACAGATAGAATTTTAAGTTGGGATAGTTCCGTTTGAGTATTTTTGGAATGGTGGTTAACACTATTGAATCCCCAAGGCCAAATGCGGATGGGGAATAAACAATGAATCCAGCCTCTCTAATCTGACTCATGATGTTCTTTAGCTCAAGATGCTCTGGAGAGTTTATCGGATATCCAAGTTTTGGATATTCGTGAACAACATTTGTCAATCCACGATTTGATATTTTGTATCGTATGACCATTATT